CCAAACTACCACGGGCGGTGGAGCTAACCTAATGCAAGGTCTTGGTGGGGCAGCTACAGGGGCGGCATTGGCAAAAGCCCTGGGCTATACTGCAACTCAAGGTGCAGTTGGTGGTGGATTGCTTGGATTATTAGCAGCATCTGATATTCGCCTTAAGACTGACCTCAAATACCTTGGAAAAGAACAAAACGGGTTAAAGGTTTACGATTGGGAGTGGAATAAAAAGGCCAGAGAGCTTGGGTTAGATATATATCCAACTCGGGGCTATATCGCCCAGGAAGTAAAACGAAAATTCCCAAGTGCGGTAGTCTATGGGGATGACGGATACTTGAGGGTAGATACGAACGCAATTCCAGCAATAGAGGTTTAATCATGGGTTTACTTGGAGATACTGCGACAAAGTTTAATAACTACATGAATACCGTAACCCCCGCTGGAAATATGGGGCTTCTTACGGGGGGTCTGAGCCTTTTAGGAGGTGGGAGCTTGCCTCAAGCTTTGCAGACGGGCGTAGGTATGACCAACAACATGCGAGGTTTTGGTGATGACGCTAAAAAACGAAAGGCTCTTGAAGTTTTAAGAGTGCAATTTAAAGATGACCCCGTAAAACTTAGAGCATTGAATGCTGATCCCGAAGGGTTCCTGGCAGTCTACCAGCGATCCTTATTTGCTACTCCAGCTGGAGACACAAATATAAATGTAAATACGGGTCCAGATTTAGAAGCATTAGCAAAAGCTATGGGAAAAGACCAGGGCCAAAGCATAGTTGAAAATGCTAGTAACGCATCTCAACAACTTAGAAATTTAGGCGAACTAAGATTTTCTATAAGTGCAATGGAAGAAGCGATAGCAGAGGGTAAGGCAATAACAGGCCCATTCTCTGGAACAGTTAGTAAAATATTTGGGCCTGTCGGTGAATTTTTATCGGGAAACTCTGGTTTAACCGCTGTGCGTGAAAGCGTTGCTGGAGTTGTTCAGCAAAACTTAAAAGAAGTATTGGGCGGTCAATTTTCACAATTAGAGGGTGAGAACTTAATTGCTCGAGCATTTAATCCCCAAGCAAGCCCAAAAGAAAATTTACGAAGATTAAAATCTTTGGAAGCCCAAATGACTTTAGCTCTTAAACAAAAGCAAGATCTTGAGGCTTGGGGTAAATCTACTGACCCAAATAGAGGCCCCGCTCCGCTGGCTCCCACTATGGCTGATTATTATAATGCCCTTGAAATTGAGACAGATGGTCAGGGTAATCCTGTCGTGACAAGCATTAGTTCTGTACCTCAGTCGTTTATAACTGCCACGGAAGGTTTTGCGAAACCCCCAACTCAGCAAGAGATAATTGATCTTTGGGAAAGCTTAGATCAAGAAACAAAAAATACATACAGATAAAGGTGAGTAAGCATGTCAACTGCTCTTGAAAAACAACTTGAAATACAACGCTTAGAGAAAAAACTTACCGATCTTAAAAAACAACCCAAACCAAACGACGACGGCACTTTTGGCACTCCGCCCGACGAAATGGTCTACGACCCCGTCAAACAAATCTTTGTCGATACAGCCCTGGCTGCCGAGCGTATGCCAAGGGGTACGGGTGCTGGGCTCCAGGTCCTCAAGGGAGTGCCAGGTGTTCGAGGATATGTCGATGAGATAATGGGTGCAGCTGTCGGCGGTGGAGACGATGTAAAAAGAAGAATTGCGACGCAAACTACGCGGGAACTCGACAAGCAATTTCGGGGCGAATATCCAAAAACGTCTATGGGGCTTAACATGGGCGGTGGGGCAATGGCGACCGCAAGCCCGCTACTTAGGTTCGCCACAAACCCTCGAACCACACTTGTCAACAAAATGGTAAAAGGCGGAGCTGGGGGTTTACTCCTCGGTGGGAGCGAGGGTGCAATTGCGGGGTCTGGAGACGCAGATGGACCTGGCGGCACAAGTGGAAATCGAGTGCAAGGGGCTCAGCGAGAAGGGTTTATGGGGGGGCTAATTGGAACTCCTCTAGGCATTACAACGCCCGTCTTAGGGTCCGCCGTTAGAACCGCCTCTGAACGGGCTATAGACGCTATTACCCAGGCGGGGAAAACCAAAGCAGCAAAAGAGTTAGGAGTAGGAACTGATGCCGTGAGCGTCCTTGGTGCAGCTGTCCAGGGTGATGACATCGATAAGGGGTTTAAAAACATCAAGGAAGGAGGCGACGGGGCTATGCTTGCGGACGCTGGACCCGCTACAGCGGGCGTTCTTGATACGGTTATGCAAACGATTGGACCCGCTGCCCGAATTGCAAGTGATAAAGTTACTGCTCGAGCCAACGAAACATTAGTAAATATGAACAAAACCTTGGACGGTATTTTAGGCAAACCCCAGGGGAAAAGTGATCTTACCAAGGCAATGCGGTCAGAAACTTCTCAACAGCGAAGCGAAGAGTATCTTCAAGCTTACGGCGTCCCAATCGACTATGCCTCAAAGGCAGGCGTCGCTTTGACTGCAAATGTGCGGCGAATAAATCGGAGCGTTTTTGCAACTGCAAATGAATTGCTAGAGGCTGACGGCGGGCAGAAGATTATATTTAAAGTTGTTGACGATAAAGTCGAGTTGCAAAACCCGCTTAACGTCGAGCAATGGGATTATATTACTCGGGGCTTAAGACAAAAGGCTGCAAGTCTTGACGGTCAAGGTCTGACGGGTGGTCAAACCGATATTGGGCGAGCCTGGGAAAACTTATCGCTAAATATTCGTAATAACCTTAAAGAAGCAGTACCAAAGTATAAGACAGCCCTTGAGACAGCTTCCGACACAATTAGTCGGGTCCAAAGCGTAAATAAAGGCTATGACTTACTTGGGGCAACAGTAAAGCGTGAGGACGCAATCCGAACCATTAAAAACGCGACAGGGCCAGAGTTAGCTTCAATGAAATCGGGAGTTCGTCAAAAAATCGATGACACCCTGGCAAACGTAACAAAAGTTGTTTCTGACCCAGACATGGATGCCAAAGAGGCTAAAAAAGCTTTGCAGATGCTTACAAGCCGCTCTAGCTTAGCAAAGCTCAATGCTCTCTTGGGGGGTAAAGATATGGCAAAATTAGCCAAAGAACTTAAGCAAGCAGAGCGGGCGTTAAGTCTAAAAGCAAACGTGGCACAGAACTCAAAGACATTTGGACGAACGACAGCAAATGAAATGATCGATGAGTTCTTGCAGCCAAATGCACTGCAAAATGTTGCCCGTTTAAGGCCTGTCGAAGCCGTAGGTCAAATTGCCAGCGTATTAACAAACCAAACTGATGAGGCCTTAAATCTAAAAGGTCAGAAAATCAGAGCCGAAATTGCAGACGTATTAACCCGCCAGGACAATGCTGGGAGATATCTCTACATTCTAGACCGATTAGGTCAGCGTCTACCCATCACTGAAGCTCAGGCCCGCTCGGTTGCTGATGCTTTTGTTAAGGCGACAACAACTCCAGCCTACTTATTATCAAGCGAAAAATTAAAGGAGAACACGCAATGACAAAAGACGCATTATCTGAATATTCAGCAACAGCCACCGCAAATACAGATATTGGCGGTGTGAATATTGACGAGGGTTGCCCGCCGAGTGGCATTAACAATGCAATAAGAGAGGTCATGTCTCATCTGAAAGAGACAGATAACGGCACTTCAGCTATTACCTCACCGCAAATTACTTCATTCAATTTAGGTCATGCGTCGGATACGACGGTCGCTCGATCTGCAGCTGGAAAAATGAGCGTTGAGGGCGTTGATGTAACGCTCAATACCGTTGCTCAAACGCTCACAAATAAGACGCTCACGTCGCCCGTTATAAACACGGGAGTATCTGGAACTGCAATTTTGGACTCCGATACAATGTCTGGAGCATCTGCTACAACTCTTTCATCGTCGGAAAGTATCAAAGCATACGTAGATACTGAGAAATTCAGCCACACAGATACGTCCTCACAGGCCTCTGTAAACGGGTCTGGAAGGACATATATTCAAGATATAACACTCGATACCTACGGCCATGTAACAGGCCTTGCAACGGCAACAGAAACTGTCACAGACACCAATACAACGTACACTGCGGGTGCGGGTCTTGATTTATCAGGCACAACATTTTCACTAGAAAGTGATGCTCGTGGCGACCTCTTTTACATGGGTCGAGATACAAATGATTACATTGGAGTTGAAACTACTCAGATTAATTTTTACCTCGACGGCAATCTCGATATGCGACTTGAAAACGATGGTGATTTACACGTCGATGGAAACGTCGTTGCCTACTCGACCACAACTTCAGACCCACGGTTAAAATATAACATCAAGCCTGTAGAAGATGCTCTTGAGAAAGTAAATAAACTTAACGGCTATACATTCACATATCGTAGCGACGGTAAATTATCAGCGGGGATCTTATCGACTGAAGTAGCCGAAGTTCTACCAAGTGCCGTATCTCAATCTAAATTGCCCGTCAAAATGGGCGACAAAAATGAGATTGAATATGACGTTGTTCAATACGATCAGCTTCATGCGTTACTAATCGAGGCAATCAAAACACTCACTCAACGTGTTGAAGAATTGGAGGCGAAGTAAATGGCATTACAGGCATCAGGTCAAATATCTCTCAGTGATGTTAATACCGAATTAAGTCTTAGTTCGACGGCTCAAATTGCTCTGAACGACGCAGCCGTAAGAGATTTGATTGGAAAAAGTTCTGGGGCTCAATTTGGCTTAGCAGAACTTTATGGAGCTTCTAGTGTAGTTGGTTGGGCGTATTTTATTGTTCAACCCATTAACAGTTTTAGTAAACGACCACAATTCTCTGGAATTGCTATTGGAAGTAGTAATGAATACTTTTTGACGATTACGGGGATGCACAAAACGAATAGAGCAAGTTCTGTAAGTCCCAATCAGCAAATGGAATTACTTGAGCTAAATAGTGATGGCGTTGAGCAACAGCACAAAGGTTTTTCTCTAGGACACATCAGTTCATCAATGAACGCAAATGAAATATATATAGAAGCGAATACCAATCAATACCGAAACGTTAATAAGATATTTTTGCGTGGAACCGCTGACATTTATCACATTATGTATAGGCCAAGCCAACGAATATTCAATCAGGCGACATATGGTAATTTTTATGCCGACATTCCTACCGTTACAAAATACAATCAGTCTGATCTCGACTACGAAGATAAACGTTGGACACATATGCACTTTCAAGGCAGACCATTGAACGGCTTTGGTCAAATTCAAAGTAATAATGTTGGACAGTCTGGTTACCAATACGATCCAAAAAACGCGGGGATATTTATAGATAAAAACAATAAGCTTGTTTATTACTCAAGCTACCCAGGATCTTCTAGTTCAAATGAAATAAGATTTTATTATGCAAGATATCCTGTAGACTCTGCCTACGATACGGCTCCAGAAATTCATGTCAATTATCGACCATATTTCACGGGGTCTTATTGGAGCCCACAATCGGGATCTGACATTAAAATGTATGCAAAAAGTACGACAGTCTATACGCATATGCTAGCAGAAACTCCTTCATCAAAATCCTATATGTTGTGGGATAGCGTCGCAAACTTAACTCAAGCAAACAACACTTACTCAGCTTACACCACTTATTCTAATAGCGAAAACACGAGTAACAAACATATTCACACTTTAAACTCGTCTGCTCATGTTGAATTTTGCTGCGAGGACGGAAACGGATTTCCCGCCGTTTTTGGGAAAGGCGGTGCAAAATCTCAAAATGGGACAATCGGAGACGGTGCAATCTGGTGTCAAAAACACACTTCTAGTAATGCAAAAAGCAGTGTTCGTTTTTCTTTTACAGGCGATAATTTTACTTCCTCTTCTTTCCAATACGGAAATATGCAAGCAGCGGTGTTCGATTCTTCTGACAACTGTTACATGGCGGGAGTATCTGCGATATCCAGAGATCTTTCCGCAAATAATCAATTCACAAGACGAGGAGCTAATTGGTATAATTATCCACGAATTACTTGGATTGCTAAATTTAATTCGTCTGGTGTTTATCAAAATCACCGATATTTAGACATTTCTGCCTACAGAGATTACATTATTGCGAACGGAGCAAACGCAAGTGGATTTGCAGCCCAATTTGGTACGGCTGCTTTTTCAGCATATGTTCAAATAACAGATTTGGCAATTGATAATGAAGGTTTCCTAATTGTCGGAGGTACAACTATGTACGATGGAGGCAGTGGCGGGAATACTGCATATTACGGACATATGTCTGCATTTGTTATGAAATTTCCCGCTGATTTAAACGTCAGCGATGGTCATGTAAAAGTTCAATCAACAATTAACAGTGCAACGCGGGACGTTGGAATTTATGTTGGAACGTTTGCGGGGGATGGTCAATCCTCAACATCTCAATTTTATTACGCGAACCAATCGACAGGAAACATATTTCAAAACGATTTACAAACATCAAGTAGTTTTACAATGTACAGCGGTAAAGCGGGATCTCGCTCGCATTACGCAAACTTTGGAAGTAGCTATGCAACAAGTACTTTGCCCGCATTCCCCCAACAGTCCTTTGGGGTTATGGGGGGCGTGGGTGTAGGAAGAAGTCAATCTGATAATAACGGAAATATGCTTAATTACACCCCCCCAAATGAACATGCTGGAAGTGGAAAGGTGGAGTTTTAGATGACAAATTACGCATATATATCACCAGACTATCACAACCAAGAACGAATATCAGGTCTTGCAGATTGGTGTTTTCCAATTGATTTAGATGATTTTAAATCGAAAGGAATGGATATTTTAAATAAATCTGACGAATGGCTTGAAAGCGAATTTATTTACAAAATCGAAGCAAAAAAAATGCCAGACCCTTCCGTAAATATGGATCAAATTTATTTGTCGGATTTAATTTATTTTGACGAAACAGACGGTTTTCACCGTCGTTGGGAATTTTACAAAAACACAGGAGAAATTGTAATGGAAGAAGCAGAAATCTTAGAAGCAAATCGATTTACAAGAAATAGGTTGTTGTTAATTACGGACTATACTCAAGGTTCAGATACTCCACTAAACGATGCGAAAAAAACGGAGTGGGCAACCTACAGGCAAGCGTTGCGTGACTTACCAACTAACCTGGAGACTTTTAACTCTGCTATTCTTGCAGAAGACGATTTGCCGACGCAGCCAAGCTAAAAATGAAAGCCACAGACTTGAAAACCGATTTTGAAACTCATAAAGCTGTTTCGGAAGAGCGATGGATTGAAATCATTTCAAGGGTAAAGCGATTAGAAATGGTCTTAGTAGCATCTGCGGGAACGACTATCGTTCTTCTATTAAGCCTCGTCGTAAAAGCATAAATAAGAGAGAATTTAGTATGGACCCAATAACACTTGCGACGGGGGCCGTAGGAGCATTTAAATTGCTCAAAAAAGGTCTAAATGCGGGCAAAGAAATTCATCAAGTTTCTGGCGAATTAAATTCTATTCTCAATTATATATCTGGCGTCGAGCAAGCCCAAAAAAGCAATAAAAAGAGTGACCCCTTAAACGACTATATTGAGTACGAAAGAGCAAAGACGCTAAAAAAAGACCTTGAAAATTTAATCTTTGATATGAAAGGTTCCAGAGGTGTAGCGGTTTATAAGTCGTTCGTTGCAAAATCTGAACAAGCACAACGTGAGGGTAAATATCAAGCTATTGCCCGTAAAAATAAAATTTTAAACATTTTAAGTATTCTTTTGGGAGCCTCAATCACGATTGGAGGGGGTGGGGCTTTGATATGGTTTGCTATTGAATTTTCACCCTAATTATTGGCTGCTTTTGAGTTTTGTTCTACTTCTCATGGCCTACTTCTCATCGATCACTGA